ATTTTAATAAAATGATGTAAGGGGAATTTAATTATAGTTTGATATGTAATTGGATGTAAAAGTATCATTGCTGAATCCTTATCACGTTTATAATCTCTTACTTCACCTATGTATCCTTTATAAAAGTTCAAAACACTATCTTTTACACCAATAATTTTAACAAAATCTCCTTTATTTATATTTTTATATACTTCAACTTCCTGATTATTTAAATTTGTGTCTATATTTGTATTTGTAAATGTTTGTTGATTTTGTTCATGTGGTTTTTTAACTGTTTTATTAGATGTTTTTGATATATCAACAGAATCTTTAGAATTTTGTAAAAATTGAAAGAAATCCATTTAAAGCTAAAAAATTATACTTTTTAAATAAGATGTTTTATGTAATTTTAATTACCCTTTTAACAACAATATTATTGTATTATTATAGACGTATTATATTCTTAAAGACATTTTCGTTATTTTTACGGATTTGCAAGTGGAAAATTGAAAGAAAATTGAAGAGGATGTCACGACTGATAAACAATATTAGCAAGAAACATTGTGTAAGTATAAAAGATACCACGTTTACAGATTATGATGTTGTTTTTAACGAGAAACAATACAGTTTAATATTTTTTTCTGAATCTGATGTATATGAATTTAGTAATTCAATTAATTTAGGAGATAATAGATGTACTACATTTGATAAGCGTAATTTAATAGTTCATGCTAGTATTACAGATAATAGCGGTGAAATATTATTTGATATAACACATGATATAAGACGATTTTGTTTTTATTTTGATAAACGTGTTAAATTAGGTAAATTATTTGACTTTTTAGAAATAAAAAAATCGAATAGTTTAAGGTTAGTAGATTATAATTTGACGTTGTATATGAATGATGATAATTTTACTGAAAAAGTGTTTAAAATAAACACGATTTATAATACAGATTTTAAAACTGTATTCATTGATGAAAAACCAGACGTAATTATGGAAGATCTTGATTAATTGATTGTGTAATTGATTGTGTAATTGATTGTGTAATTGATTGTGTAATTGATTGTGTAATTGATTATGTAATTGATTGTGTAATTGATTGTGTAATATATTTGTTATTATTTTCTAGTAAAAAGATAATAAACGATAAAACAATGAAAAGTGTAATAAAAACATTAATTTTGAGTGGTGGTGGTGTCAAGGGTATAGCGTATATTGGTGTTATAAAACGTTTAAATGAATTAAAACAAAGTGGTGATGTTAAATTTGAAATAAATGAAATGTGTTGTGTTTCTATAGGTAGTTTAGTAGGATTATTGTATTTAATAGGATATTCATATGATGAATTATATCAGGAAATTATGGCAATGGAAATTGATAGTTTAAAAAATTTCCGTATGAAGAATTTATTAGAAAAATATGGTATGGATAATGGTAAATTAATAACAACATGGATAGAATCACTTTTATTAAAAAAGGATGTTTCAAAAGATATTACTTTACGTGAAATATGGTTAAAATACGGTATTAATTTCAGGGTGGTTGTAACAAATGTAAATAAATATGGTGTTGAAATTTTTGATTATAAAAAGAATCCTAATTTAAAGGTTGTAAAGGCTATACGTATGTCTACAAGTATACCGTTTATTTTTTGTGCAGAAAAGTATAATAATAATATATATGTTGATGGAGGAGTTTTAAATAATTATCCTATAAAGTTATATGAAGACTATGAAAATATGGATAATGTACTTGGTTGTAAACTTGTTACAAGGGGAGAATTTCAAGATGATGATATAAATTACGATATAGATTCATTTGAAAGTTATCTTTTACATTTAATGGGTTGTTTGTTTGCAAACAAGGAAAGAGATACTACTTTAGCATACAAGTATACAGAACATACAATTTGTATACACGCATATAAAATAACACAACCTATTAATTTTATATTAACGGATGATGAAAAACGTGGTTTAATTGATATGGGTTATAAGGCAGCTTGTGAATATTTTGACAATGTTAAAAGTTAAATTTATTTTCGTGGCCTATAATAGAATGAGTCAAGGTATTAGAGACTATGAAGTTATCAAACATATTGGTAAGGGATCGTTTTCGAACGTGTATTTGTGTAGAAATGAGATACCTTTACATATAGGTAATATGGAATCCGATGAAGAATTCTTTATAATAAAAGAAATAAATATAAATGAGTTGGTAAAAAGTTATATGATAAGAAGAACAGGTGGTAGTACGGTTAGACGAGTAAATAAAAACAAAAATGAAACAGGTGATATACAAGTTAATATAACACCGTATAAAAATGAAAGTGAACTTGTTAACACTGAACAAGATTATTATTTTCAACGTTTACAAGAATTGATAGAAAGTGAAATAGAAATATTATCTGTTTTAGATCATCCTAACATAATAAAATATTATGGACATACTAAGGACAATGGTATATATTATTTAAGAATGGAGTATTGCAATGGAGGAGATGTGTATGATTTTTTAAAAAGTCAAACATCAGAACGTTTTAGGAATTCATCAGGTGGATTTACAAACTCTTTTTTATATGAATTCTTAAATCAAACTATAAATGGATTAAAATACATACATGATAAAAATATTATACATAGAGATATAAAGTTACATAATGTTTTAATAAAGCATACTCATCAAGGTATAGAATTTAAAATTTCAGATTTTGGTTTTGCGTGTTATGATTTATGTGGAATGAATAATAAAGATATTGATTGGGATGACATATTGTGTAAAAAATATTACAAATTATGTGGTACTCCTTACTATATGGCTCCGGAAATTATATTAAATATGAATAAAATGGAAAATATAACTATGTATAAACAACAAACAAGAAAATCTAATGTTTTGATATACAATAAACGAATAGATATATGGAGTTTAGGGATATGTATTTATGAACTAATGTTTAATTTGTTACCATTTTCAAACATTAAAAATATAAATGACTTGGAAAGATTTTATAAATTGGAAAATATTCAAGATATTATGAATAAAAAGATAACAAGACGTATTGGGTTACGAGATGACTTTAAAACTATAATGTATAAGATGATGACAGTAGATAAAAATGAACGTTGTTCAGTAAATGAAATTTATAATTTTTTACAAGAGACAAGATGTGTTATTGATTTAGTTAATGATGCAGATGTTTCTGCAAATGTAATGGATGTAATAAATTGTAGAGAAAATACATATATTAAGAATGAAGATATGAAAAGAGATATTGTTACAAATCCTGTCAAGGAAGAGTATGGTCAGTTTGATTTATCTTGGGAAAAAATAAACAAATCTAGCTCTATAATAATGAAAATGAGTGTACAAAAAGGATTTTTAAATTGGTTATTTAATAAAAAATAAAATGACGTTATATAATAATATGTATTATATAATACCATTAGCAGTTGTGTTACACTTTGTTACTACACGTTTTGTGTGGACAACAGGTACCACACATTATAGTGACAAAGGTCTACTTACACAAGAGAATAATCAAGGATTAATTTATGATATAGTTCATAATAATACTACTGATTATTCTCAATACAATTACACAAAAAATTGGTTTATGATGTTTTTCTTGTTACCTATTTTTATTAATTTTGATAAAGTATCAAGTGCATTTTTAATAGAATTAGTTATTAAATTTTGTTTAATTGTTATCATAAGAAGTTTGACTATGGCTTCAACTATTTTACCAAGACAAAATGGATGTGAAGTCAAAAATTTAGGTTTGTTTAACATGACAATAGGTGGTACGTGTTATGATAAAATGTTTTCTGGACATTTTGCTCTAGGGTTTTTGATAACATTAATGTTATTTAAATACAACATAGTTAGACCAACTACTAATAATCTTATATATTTCTTTGTAATTAATGCTGTACACGCTTTAATATTAACAATAACTAGATCACATTACAGTATGGATGTAGTGGTTGCTTTTTTTATTACATTTTTAGTTAATGATTATGCAAATTCGTTTTTTAAAGTTTTTTAAACCGTTTTATCATTTTTTTCAAATCATTGTATGAAAAATGTGATGTTTGTATACAATAAGCTGATCGTATACCATTTGATGGACTTGTAACAGAGTGTGGTTTCTTTACATTTAAAATCCATGCTTCATAGGGTTTTGCAGTAAAACTATCAATTTCATCTAATTCATCTGGGTTGTAAACAGCACCGTTTGTTTGGTTATCTACTTTTATTGATTTAGAATTTGATCTAGTATTATAGAATACAGTAGTTGCTGTATTTGTTTGAACATAAATATTGATAACTGTATTTATATCACTGTCTATATGTGGAGGTATATAGTCATTGTTTATTTCAAACCAACAAACGTTAAAATAACCCCTATATTTATCAGGTATAATACGTTTTAAAATATCATTAGATACATCTAGTGGTATATCGTAATAACGTATTCCTATAAATTCACCATCTATAGTTTTCCCATAACTTGTAGTTAATCTTTTTGTTATAGGTGGTAATACATATAATCCAGTCATTACTCGAGTAGCCCCTAGACCACTTTTCATTTATTTATGATTTATAAATAAAATGCAAATTTTTATCGAAAAAGTTTTTAGTAGTTTATAATTATTTTCTTAATATAGTATATGTTATATAAATTACCGACTGAAATTTTGTGTGAAATTGGTAGTTATTTGGATTATAAAAATTTAACAACTTTGCGATTTGTTAATAAATATTTTTATTTTGTGTTTGGATATGTTGCAAAATCACGTTTGGTGACTTATTTGCAAAATTGTGGTATTAAAACTAATGGATTCAATAATTTGTCAAATACTAGTATTTGTATTTTATTGAATATTTTGTTTTTTGTTAAAAAACATATGATGAACAATTCTCTTAAAATGTTGACTATTAATATAACTAATACATTTTTTAAAACATATTATTTTAAAAGTAATTTGTGTAGTAGTGAAAATACTTTAGAAAAATGTATCTTTTTGTTATCAAGTGATATGTTTAATGATGTTGAATTTGACAATTTAGAAACAATTTTTTCAAACTTAGTTATAGATGAACGAGTTTTTAAAAAAAATGTTATAACATCTAGTTTGAATAATATGGGGAATTCAGAAGTTGTTTTTATGAGAACGGATTATGATGTAATAAGCGAAACTCGTCAAACATCATTGTTACATGGAATAGATAATAATTGTAAAAAGTATATGGTAACGTTTCATTTTTTTATATAATATACAAATATAGATATATATGCGATTTGATTTGGGATTTGGTGAATTAAAATCGCCAGAAGTTGTTTATTATGATATAATAACATATGTATTGCAAAATATTAATACACGTTGTGATTGTGATGAAATAATTGCGACACATCCGGTGAATTATTACAAATATTGTAATTACACTGTTAAACCCTATGTATATACAAGTGACATAAAATTATCACATAATATACATTTAAACTTTTACTTTTCATATAAAAGAAGTTATATATCTATATATAGGGAAAATGATAATGTAGAATTAAATACAGAAACTGAAGCGACTGATTTTGCAAAGTTGCAATATTTATTATTAATTTATTGTGATAAAATCTTATTGAAATATTGTTTAGGAGATTTCATTTATAATTTGGGTTAAGTGTGTTATGTGTTAAATATTTGATAAATACAAGCATATATTTTGTACATTGTGTGTATATAAAATACGTATGCGATTTATTAAGTTATTTATAAAAATTTTTTTTCTTTTTGTATATTATAAAAACAATAAAAAATGGGTGGTGGATTAATGCAATTAGTTGCCTATGGCGCTTTAACCACATCTTGGGTGCCAAGAGTCAGCTACTTAGGAAGTTCCGTATTCACTTCTTAAGAAAAATAGTATAAAATACGGATGTGATAGTTTTTTTTATCAAATTCCACCCTATTATCACATTATTTAACTGGCTAGTAAATTAAGAATTATAATACTTCTTAGTTTGCAAAATCTCCAAATTGCGGGAACCTCCTTAGAGCCTTAACTACCATTTCTATATAGTGATATAATAGAAAGACCACGGTTAATAGCCGTACCCAATGGTAAAAATGTTAAGGATTGGACAATCCGCAGCCAAGCATCTTTTATTAAAAAATGAATATAAAGTATTATATGTATGTATATTATGGGTGATATATATTGTTTAACAAGTCCATCCGATAAAAAATATATTGGACAATCTGTTAAATTTTTATCTAGTGGTAAAAAGTGGGGTTATTTAAAAAGATGGCGTCAACATTGTTATGAAGCAAAAATAAATAAAGGTTTTTGTAGATTACTAGATAATGCCATAAGAAAATATAATCCTGATGCTTTTAAAGTAGAATTATTAAAAGAATGTTCTATAGACGAATTAGATTATTATGAACAATATTATATATCTAAATATAATACATTAAAACCTAATGGTTATAATTTAACTACTGGGAAATCACAAAGTAGGCAATCAGAAGAAACAAAAATAAAAAGAAGTGAATCTATGTTAGGTAAAAATAAGGGTAATTCTCTCAAAAAAAGAATTAGACAGAGAGATAAAGACAATAATTTACCTAAATATTTAAGATCATACAATGATTCTTCTGGTAAATCAGGTTATAGAGTTAGTAACCATCCTATTTTAAAAGATAAATCTTTTTTAAGTAAAAAATTATCCGATGATGAAAAGTTAAATTTAGCATTAGAATATTTATCTATGGTAGATAAAAGATGAAGGTTCAACGAGTAGACGGAGATTGGAATTTTATGATAGTTTACCAAACTTGAAAGTTCTTAAGGTGTACTCTGCCCCCTATAGAAATATAGGGGAAAAAGCAAGATATTTACCTTACAGGTAATCCTTAATAAAATGGGGATGAAAAGTGGTCAGCTATAACTATTAGGATATGTTATAGAAAAATCTGTAAGAGTCCTATATTAATTATTTATTGATTAATAATTCAACTGCTAGTGAATTAATTTTATATATAGATTAATTTGCAACACTATCAAATTGCGGCGACGTCCTAAAGATATTAAAAAATGATTTAAATATTTATGTATAGTATAATAAATGTTATGTAAAATTTGTAAAATAGTAAAGATTTTAGCGAATTTTATTTTCGTTTAGATAATCAACTAGTAAAATCATTTGCTACTAAAGTAAATTTGAAAAGATTTACTGGCTCAGAATAAACTGAGGTATAGTAAAAAGGCAATATATGATAGAATTTAAAATTCTTGAAATGGATAAGCACGCAGCCAAGTCCTAAGTGTATATAATACATATGGATGCAGTTCAACGACTAAACGGTAGTGGGGAAAGTGATATACACTTTTCTTAAGATATAGTCTATTCCCTATTATACTTATTGTATAATTAAATATACCGAAAGGTAGGGTATTAAAGCAAATTACTTTTTTCAAAGTCGTATACAGACGACACACTAACTTTGCAATTGAAGCTATTGAACAGACCTTTAACGGATCTGTAGACTTTGGTCGAAAAGTTTCTTGCACTGTTTCTCGCAACGGTGATCTTATTCACAAGGTCTACCTTCAAGCAAAAGTTGGAGCTATTAAAGCTGCAACTGGAGCTAATACGATTAAATGGGTTCAAAATCTTGGACATAATTTGATCGATGAAGTTTCTATTGAAATTGGTGGTCAAACTATTGACAAACATTACGGTACTTGGTTAAATATCTGGAATGAACTTACTCAGACTTCTGAAAAGTCATCTGGATACAACGATATGATTGGTAACGTTGGTGGAATGACTGATGCCAAAGATGGTGATGATGGTGAAATTGGAGAATATACCATGTATATCCCTCTTCAATTCTGGTTCTGTAGAAATCCTGGTCTTGCTCTTCCTTTAATTGCTCTTCAATACCATGAAGTTAAATTTAACATTAGCTTCAAGGCTCTTGCTGATCTTTATGTAAAGACAGGTTCTTCTGATTTAGTTAAAACACCAAGTCTTGAAGCTTCATTGTTTGTTGATTATATTTATCTTGATACTGATGAACGTCGTCAATTTGCTCAAGTTCAACACGAATACCTTATTGAACAATTGCAATTTACTGGAGCAGAAGCTGCTTCATCTGGTGCTTATAAGAGCAAGCTTGCTTTGAACCACCCTTGCAAGGAACTCATTTGGGTTATTCGAAATGGTGAGAAAGCTGGAGCTACTGCTGGTGATTATGAACTTATTAACACAGCAAAACTTCAACTTAATGGCCAAGACCGATTCTCTGAAAGAAAGGGATCTTACTTTAACTTGGTTCAACCATATCAACATCACACTTGTATCCCAGGTGATGGTGTATATGTTTACTCATTTGCTCTTAACCCAGAACAACATCAACCTTCTGGTACAGTAAACATGTCACGTATTGATAACGCTACTCTTCATCTCAGTTCTGATGATGGTGGTAACCTCCATGTCTATGCTGTTAACTACAACGTTCTCAGAATCATGGCCGGTATGGGAGGTCTTGCATACTCCAATTGATCGGACTGTATGCTTAATATTTTTGCTAGTCCTCCTAATTAAAATTGAAAAAAATAATAACTATTTTAATAAAAATCATATTAAAATGGCAGAAGATGATAAATTTCAGTGTACAAACTGTAAATGTTATAGAATTCAATCAGATTTTATAGGAAAGTATGGTAATGTTGTTAAAAGATGTTTAAAATGTCGCGAGAAAGATGCTAAACAAAAAAAACTCCCTGACATTATTGAAAAAAGAAATAAAAGACAAAATGAAAAAAAATATTATATTAAACATCGTGAAAAGAAAAGAGAAGAACATGAAGAAGAATATTTAAAACATAATGTAGAAATGGCTAAAAATTGGAGAAGCAAAAATAAAGAACATTTAGCACAATGGCAAACATTAAATTTTGCAGCTAGGTTTAGAGCTATAAAGCATCAAGCGCAGAAAAAATGTATTATTTGGAATGAAGATTTAAGTGATGAAATATGTTATAAAATGATGACATCAAATTGTTTTTATTGTAATTTAGTACCAATTAAAACTCTAAATGGAATAGATAGAATGAATGGTATGGGTGCGTACGAAAAAAAGAATACAGTGAGTTGTTGTAAAAATTGTAATTTTATTAAAGGTAGTTTAGACCCAGAAACATTTATAAAAAGATGTCAACATATTTCAAAAAGATTTGGTGGAAATGGAACTTTAAATAAAGATATATGGCCTAATTCAAATTCTGTAGCATATAATAGATATTTTTCTAGAGCAGCAGAAAAAGATTTAGAATTTGTTTTAACAAAAGAACAATTTATAAAATTTACACTTGAAAATTGTTATTATTGTAACAAAGAAAATTCTGAAAGTCATAATAATGGTATTGATAGAAAAGACAATAAAATAGGGTATATTATAAAAAATTGTGTAAGTTGTTGTAGAGAATGTAATTATATGAAAGGGAGTTTAACAGAAGATGAATTTATTGACACTTGTAAAAGAATATCAGAATACAATCTTAAAAATAATGTTGAAATTCCTAAAATTTATAAATGTGAGGGTAAAATTACAAAAAGAGAAAAGCATGACATTCCAAAAGAGAAAATTGTTATTACAAAGCAACAACCAAATAAAGAAAAAGAAGTTAAAGAACCAGTTAAAGAATATATACCTAAGAAAAGAGTTTATACAAAAGGTTCAAATTTACCAGACGACTGTAAAATTAAAGCAGAAGATATCCCTAAATATTGTTATTATATAAAAGCAACAAAAGATAAAGGTGATGCGTTTTGTTGTACCAAATTACATCCAAAACAAAAAGAATCAGGAAAAGATTGGACAACAACAAAATCTAAAAAAGTTTCGATTGAAGAAAAATATAAACACTTATTGGAATATTTATACAATTAAAATTTAATATTTAACAAATCGAAAATATTTATAATAAATTATTTTCGATTAATTTATGTAAAATCGCAAACAATACTCTCACCAGATGTTTTACATGATGTTCCACTTGCACACGATCTGTATATCCAAGAGTTATTAACACAAGTATCAAATCCGCTACCATTACATTTCATTTCACCAGTTACACAATTGCACTTATTACCAGAATTCTCTTGTTCAATTTCTTGTTCTTGTTCAATTTCTTTTTCTTTTTCTATACGCTGTTGTTCAAATTTATTGTTATGCTGTTGTCCAAATTTCTTTTTATGCTGTCGTTTTGGTATTTGTTTTAGTCTATTTAATTTTGTATTTTTCTTGTTACTTTTTCCTTTGATATCTACAACTGAATTTAATAGGTCTCTTCCGTCTACACTTGAATCAGCTCCTACTTCCCATTCTGGAACATTAGGATATCCTGGTAAATTTACAACTAATAATTCTTTACCACTTATATCTATACTATTTCCATTAGTATTAACAGTTACATCAGCACATTCCATATAATATTCTCTATTTCCTATTCTGTTAATCCACGTCCAAAATACAGTAACATCATCTCCTTTTGCATTTTCAGGAATATCAAATGAATAAGACATAGAATCTAATAAACAATTACTAACAACTGTTTTCAATACTACAAAATTTCTATCATCGTAAGATATACCAAATTGACAATGACCACCCCCATGAACAGCAGTTCCTTCTAAAGTTACAGTAATAGTATTTGTATCATATGTTGTAACAGATGGTCCCTTTGGAAAACCTTTACATGGAAAACTAAAACGATCAGGTTCTACATTTAAAGGTGATCTTAAATTATAATTCACTAATCCATTTTCTCTATAATATTCTGATAACTGATTTCTTCTAGATGGTGGAAAACTCATCGATATATGTGCTAAACTAACCCCGAAATAAATCCATAAATTTAAAAAAATTTTATATAAACACATTTTGTTAATAATGTATATAAAAACCGTATCTTTAAATTGATTACAAACACAAAACAAATGGATCGTCTGTTAATACGTATTTAGACCCTTCTTTATACCCAACTCTTTCTAATGTATTTTTATCGTAAACAAATGAATCATCTTCGTAATAAAATGTACCATCAATTTGAATACAAGTATGATTTTTAAATTTATCTAATGATTTTGGTAAATCTGAATTTTCAATAACAAAAACATCTTGGCTATTTTGTTTTTCAACAATTTGAGATTTGTATTCTAAATATTGATGTGTTTTACAATAATTAGATCCTTCGCGTACTCGTCTACAACATTTATTACCATTTTGTGAAACCCCAATGCATATTTTTTGTTCATCTTGTGAATTGTCAAATACTGATAAAAATTTTCTTAATAAAATATCTTTGTTAACCTTTTGATCAGTTTCTTTATAAACAATATCATATTCAAAAAACATATCATCTAAAATTTTTGTAATATCCTTTGTATATGCTCTTGAAATACTATTTGGAATGTTTGTAACTCGTTTACATAATCTTTCTAGTTCCATTTAAACTTAAACTTTCTTCTTAATATTTGCAAAAATATTTTGATTTTTTATAGGAAATATAGATAAGGACAATGGTGTTGGTTTATCTTCGTTCATATGGAATTCACCTTCATTCTTAAATAATTTTGTAAAGCCACGTGCCATCAAATCCATATTACTCATTGTATTTTCATTATTATTCGTATCTGAGTTGTTATTAGTATCTAAGTGATTATTAGCATCTGGCTTGTTATTGTCTAACCGATTTATATAATAAGAATAACATACATCTTTATTATCAAAAACGGTAATTAACAATATAATTATATTATTTGTATTATTTGTATTATTTGTATTATTTGTATTATTTGTAAATAATTTTAACAAGTTTTTCTTTTTTGAATATTTTATCTCCATTTCTTCACATTCTAAAACCCCGTGATTACTATAACCATTTGATTCCATTTTAACATAGTTTATTTGTTTAAATTCTACATCAAAATACACGATTAAAGAATCTTCAGAAAATGTAAAATTTATAATCTTCATATTAGTTAAAATATCTTGTGTTTAAACTAATAAAATTCATCTTAAAATTTAACCAATTACATTTTTCTAAAATAATTATTACGTTCCAAAATTTCAGATAATACTCTGTTAGGTAATCCTAAACTACGTTGTAAATGTGATAATGCTAATGTTTCTTTTGGTAAACATTTTCCACCAAACCCAAAAGAACCATCGTGTCCAGGAACATCAATGTGAGATTCTCCAATACGTGGTTCTAAATGAAACAAATCTTTTAAATCATTATAATTTACACCAAAACGATCACATACTTCATTTATTTCATTAAAATACCATACTTTTACAGCCAAAAATACGTTGATAGTATATTTAAATAATTCGCATTGTTCATAACTTTTATGAATAACATCTATAGTCTTGTGAGAATAAAGTCTTCTCATAACATCCTCGACTAAATTACGTGTACTAACGTCACAGTTAGTTCCTAATAAACAAAAATCTGCATTGTACATATCTTCTGTAAAAGTTTTTTCCTTTAAAAATTCTGGACAAAATACAATATTTAATCTTTTACCATATTTGTTGTTTAAAATTCTTGATGTACCCGGTTTTACAGTTGATTTAATAATAACTGATGTTGCACGTGTAGTCTCGCAAAACAATTGGTCTAATACATGTTCTACAATTGATGTATCGCATTCTCCAGTGTCATCCCTTGGAGGTGTAGGTACACAAATAAAATAAAAGTTATGTTCATTTGTATCTTCAGAATGTTTAATTAAACTAGAAATATCATTGAAATTTTTAACTGATTCGACTTCATCTTTTTTTAAAACATCATATGTACAATATGGTACATTGTTTTGTTTACACAAATAACCAATAGCTCCACCTACATACCCATAACCAATAATGTTAACAAAATCGTATAAATTAGACATATTAATAATTATTTAATAAGTTTTATTTTTAAATAAGTATTTATAAATTCAATATTTTCTTGATATTTTCGTCTACCATATTATTCCCCTTCCAAAGAAAATGTTTAAAAGATGATTTATCATCTGGTTCTTGAGTATGTGAAAAAACGTGATTGAATTTTATTTCTATTTTTTTGTTATCCGAATTGATATTGTCTTTAAATGTTAAAATATTTTTAATAATATCTTGATTTTTTACATCTTCACCCTTTGCATTTTTCCAATCGTTTTTAATCCATCCTTTATACCATTTTTCTAGACAGTTAATTGAATACATACTGTCTGTACATACAATAACTGTTTTATTTTCGAATAAATCTGAGTTTTCTACAATAGTTTTAAATACATATCTTATAGCCGATAGTTCAGCTTTGTTATTAGTTGGATCTTTTACAACCAAACGTGTTGTATTAAATTCATATAGGATTGAATCATCGTCCATAGAAAACACAACCGAATATCCAGCTTTACTATTAGCTTTACCATTTTTGGAACAACCACCATCTGTAAATACATATATTGTATTTTCATCATTGTCTACTGGTTCTGTTTGTTGAACTAAATCATTTAAAATGCTTGTAATTGTTTTATTTGAAAGACTACCTGCTATATCAATTAGTGATTTTTGATTAAACTTGTTTTTATATAAAAAAATCTCAAAATCTTTTCTTGATGAAGACATCTTTAAATACAAGTTATTATATTATAATTCAATTGTTTTTAAATAAACTTATTTTACGATTACAAGATTTTCCATAGCCTCGATATGATCACCAGGTTTTACTAAAATTTGTTGTATATTTTTATTTGGTATAATTACATCTACACGTGAACCTAATAAAATAAATCCTAATCGATGTCCAGGATTTAAAATGTCATATTGTTTAGATTCTGATTGTAAAAAGTTTAAAATTCTCCTTGTTAATAATCCAGTTATTTGTGTAATACTATATTTAAATTTTAAATCTGGATTATACAATGTTGTTTTAACTCTTGTATTATTAACTGAATGTTCTAAAAACGCAGGTAAAAACAAACCACTAAATGTTTCAACGGAAACAAGTTTAGAACGTGTGGGGATATATTGAGTATGGTTATCAAATATATTTAAGAATAAAGAAACGCGTGTGTTTTCATTTTCTGTTACTATTTCTCTAATATAACCAGAACTTGGTGCGTAAAAAACTTTTTCTTGTATGTTTTCCTTTATTATTTTTTTGTCTGGACTGTTTAAAAATCGTAAACAAAAACATAAAACCAAAAATGTAGTCGTAACATTGTTTGTTATCATATATATTACAAATGGGATGAATACTAATGATATAAAATCTAATACTATCATTGCCTTATAATATATACAATAAAATTATTTTCTAGGTACAGCTGGTGAGTTAAAAACATAATGTAAATATCCATAATTAATAGACTGTTGACTACAAGCTTTGTCTATTTTTTGTTTTTTTTCTTCTTGTTTTTCCTGAGCTTGATCAAAACGTTCCTTTGTTTTAATAACAAACATTAATATATATAAGATAGCTACAAGCATTATCAAATGCTCAAATGTAATTTCAAATTTCATTTTAATATATATTATATATTAATAAAAAATTTTTTTTATTAGTTAAAGTTATAACATAATAAATGAAAACACCAAAAAGATCAAGAAAACGAACAAGTTCAAAAAGATCTAGAAAGCGTAGGACTTCCAAACGTAAAAGTAAATCCAAGTCAAAAGTAAGAATACCTGTTACAACACGTGGTGGATTATTTGGATATCATATTGATTTACCAGAAAAAAAGAGAAGATCATTATTAAAGTTTTTATTAAGTAGAAAATTAGCAAGTTATTCTGAAATAATTAAACGATTGAATGTTTTATCAATATATAATAAGCGAAAACATCCAGAATCTACACGTAAAGTAAACCGAGATATTACATTTGTACATAATCACTATCAAAAATACAGCTTAACATCGCAACGTAAGTCGAAAAAGAAGTCGAAAAAGAAGTCGAAAAAGAAGTCTAAAAGAAAATCGAAAAGGAAATCGAAAAGTAAATAAGTATATTTAAAAATAATAGTTGAAATATATTTTATTATTCATTTTATATAGTGATGGAAAACAAAATAGTTATGTTTTCAAAACCTGGTTGTAAATATTGTGAAAATGCTAGGTCATTTTTAAACACATTACAATTACAATATAAAGAAATAAAGTTAAAACCTGATGAAAAAAATTATGAAAAGAAAAGAGATCAATTATTTAATTATTACAATCACCATTCGTATCCTATTATAGTAATAAACAATGAATTTGTTGGTGGTTATAATGATTTAATTAGATCATATGATACTTTAAAGTTACACAATATGTGTAGTAGAATAGGTATAGATTTACAGTGTGATTTTTAATAAACACACATTCGTTTTTATATAATAATTAGCTTTATATAAAAATAACGATTTATATAGATTTGATTTTATTAAAGAAATCTTCATTGTCAAGTATCATTCTAATAATTTTTATAATTGTTATTTTATCTTGTTTTGATAAATGAGTTTGAATACGCTCTTCTATAGCTTTCATAATCTTGTTTAGTTGAAGCTTTCCACATTTAAGTTCTTGTGCACAAATATCCTTAATATGATGTAAATAAAAATTATGTTTATCTAAAAAACGTTCTATTTCTTCTGGTAGTTGTGCGCGTTTAAATATTGTTATAACTCGTTTTCTTTTTGTTTGTAAACCAAGTGTTTTATAATGTTGTTTTGAACGATCAAAAAATAGTAAAATCATTTTGGGGTGTGGTTTATCACCATTTGTTAAATCAGTAATATTGAGATCTTCATCTAATATTACTATATCTACGTTTAATACTTTACAAATTAATGATAATGTGATATTATCTCCTTGAAAATTAAATCCTGGTTTTTTAAGTTGTGATGTAAAATCACGTTTATTTTTTATAGTAAAGGGATCCCACTCTCCAATAAATTCACCGTGTTGTTTTTCAAGTCTATAATTTTGAATAATATCAAAAAATTCTGAATTTTCTAAACCATTAATGTATTTACATAAAGATTGTCTTAAACGTTCGTGATTGGTTTTGCATCCTGCATTTGTTAAAGCCGTTTCTATAGATCTAAATTGACAATTACCATCACCTAAACAATTTTTTATTACAAAATTTTCAGATGCTAATTTTTTTCTCCAAGATTCTGATAATGGTTCCCATGTAAAAACATCTTCATTTTGTTTTATCATATCTTTTTCAAAATCTATATCATCAATATTTAATTTTCTATTATCATTGGTAATCCCTATAATAGGTACGTCTACATTTTCAACAAAACTATCGTTCATTATATATATATTATAAAAAAATAATAACAAACATCCAAGATAAACAGTAAATTATTTTAAAAGTTAAAATATTTCAATATTAAATTATAAATCATTTACAAGTCGTCATTGTCAAGATCTTCACTGAATGATTGTTTAATTTTAATATTAAACCCATAATTCATACATCCATTGATAACAGATTCTTTTTCATTTCCATATTTGATTTTCATAGCACGACGTAGATCTTTAATATCTGGAACACGAGAATTTGGATAATTATTTGACCACCAAGTAGAAAAATGACTGTAAATTGTTTTGTTTGATTCAAACTCATTTTGAACTTCTTCCAATGTTTGATCAAAGAATTCGTTAAACTTGTCATTGTCAACCTTGTATTTAGCTGTTGCTTTCTTGACTTCATCTGGTTCATTCATTCCTTCTTCTAAAAATTTTTCATACCAATGAATAAGAATACTCATAAAATATGGTCTCCAAGATTTAATTTTGTATTTAATACTTGGATCAATTTTAAATTCGTTTTCTTTTGTTGGATTATCACAAAATCTCGACTTAAACTCTACCACGCGTATTCTTCTCCAAGTCCCACCATCAACACTAGTTACAGTTGGTAAATCATTACAGCACATAATCATTGTTCCTTGTAATTTAAAAGAAATTGGTGCTTTAAACAATTCTCTAGCAACAATTGTATCACCTCCAGTATATTGTTTCAATATACCAGTTCTAAGTTTATCATCGTGTTCAGGTTCTTGAAATGTAAAAATACGTTTACCCCTAAGTCTTACAACATCTGGTGATGCATTACTTGCATTACCTCTTCTGTTTGTTAAAAGAGATACATCAACACCTGTAATATAATCACCTAAGGTATTTTCTAAAAAATTTACCAAAGTTGACTTTCCATTTGCACCAGATAAACCAGTCCATATATAAAAACGTTCATCTGGTGCACCTATTAATGATTTACCAAGCACTTTTAATGTATATTCTAATACACGCTTGTTCGGAATAATTTGACCTAGAAATGTATAAATATCTTGTGTATGTGGACACATTTCATCGTAATCAATATACTCATATCCTGTTGAAAATGTCAAGTAATCATTTTGAGTTCCATCTCTGAAACGTTTTTCATTAAAATCATATACTCCATTTTTAAAACCTAGCAAATGAGCTGTTGAATCTAAATTTGTATAAAAATCATTATCATATGTTTTGAACAAATATATAACTTGTGAAATAATGTTACTTTTAAAACTAACATTTTCTAATTTGTTGATAATATTATCAATCATCTGATTACGCATGTTGGCATCTATTTTATCAGTATTAACTAAAAAGTCTTGTAAATTCTTGTTTTGGATAGATGTATCACTGATCTTAATACTTCTATAATATTTAGGTAATTCTTCTGAAATCAAGATATTCATTAAATGACTACGTTTCCATCTAATTCCATTAAATTCATACCATTCTGTATTTTTAATATCATCTACTCTAAAACGATCTTTATAAATCTGAAAAACAGCTTTTGCAATAGAATAATGTGAACCAGATAAACTAGATTCTAATGAATGACGAATGTCATCTGATAAAGTCACTTCTGACTTCCAGAATTTCGTACTCATACTAATATACATCTCAGGATATTCATTCTCAAAATTATCTGGTAAAGCAAATCCATTGTCTGGAAAAATTCTTCTTCTACATTCTTCATCGTGACATTTCATATAAATTCCATTAATGCTTATTTCAAAGTAAATAGGACTAGTTTCTCTTTCATGTTCACGATTTTTGAATGGGCAATATTTTCCATTAATAGATACATAATAACAAAAAATACCAACCCGATTTTGTTTGGCATATATCCTTTGAACAGTTGTATCATAATTTGACAAAACATCATTTTGTGTTTTCAAATTGAATAATAAACTAGTTATTTCTGTTTTAATTTTATCATTGTTAATTCCTTTGACAGGTATCTGTTTTTCAACAGCTTTTTCAGATGTTTTTGCAGTTACTTTTAATTCTGATAATTTTGTTGTTGATATTCTTTTAACTGTAGTTTTTGCAAATTGTTCAAATGACAATTTTTCTAATTCTATAAATTCTCCAGTATTCATATCATAAATTTTATATACGGAATCAACTCCATTAGTATCTTTTTCTAATTCATCTGTCTTTGACGATTTCGAAACTTTTTTAGAACCCAATAAACGCATCCCTGTTCTATATACAGATACGTCAATAGATTCCTTTAAATCTTGATGTAAAATATCTGTTTTTTGTAATACTTCAGTGATAAGCTTTTTACCAATTGCATTATTTACAATCAAATTATAAAAATTTATATGATAATTACAACCTCTTGTTGTCATTCTTTTTGAAACAATTGTCTTTAACAAATTTTCATCTTCTACAAACATATCTCTTATAATAGTTTGTGTTGCAGCTATAACATCTAAAACATCATCATCTGATAATTTATATCCAGAACGTTTTGGAACATCTAAATCAATAAAAAATGCAAAAGTAGAATTATATACTTTTTCAATAAGGTAAAGTGAATTTCTTTCATCGTTTTTAACATCGGAAATAACATTAAAATAACGTTTGTAAAATTCATCTAATTTTTCATCTGGTACATTATATTTACCATTATTAAATGACAAATGAGTTTGTTCAGAACTTGTGTTTTTAGTAAATTGCAATAAGTACTTTGAAAAAGACATTTGTACACGGTAATCTTTAACTATATCAATACGTTTTCAATTTTTTATAAACGTCATATTGCTAAATTTATTTTATCTGTTAATATTAAAATGAGTAACGAACTTGTTTATATAAAAGATAATATTGAAAACACTCACTATGTTTATTCAAATCAATTAAATGAAGATTATAGCTTTGTAAAATGTTACGAATGGTTACGTGATAGATACCAGGTAAAATATCCTGAATCAATTATAGATTTACGTTATACTATTCGTGATGAAAAATGTGATATTTTTTGCGAAGAAGAATTTATTGATAGAGGATGGGTATGGAATTCCAAAGATTTTAAAAAACGTACTATTTATGAATTAAGTAAAATTCCACTTTGTGTTACTGTCGAAAATAAATCAGTTTCAATACAAACTACAGAACCAATAAAATGTCTTCAAGAAACACAAACTGATGTTGTAATATACACAAAACCACTGCAAATTTCATCATTTGTTCAAACTAACGATACTATTGAGAATTCTCAAAAATCATTTCTAAATAAAGTTTATAATCAAGAAAGTAATAATATATTTGAATATTTTGATAATAGTGCTAATGAAATAGTTACCGATTTTTCAAACTGGTATGCAAAAGATTTAGAACCGGTTATCACAAAAATTAGCAAATTAAACTTGGGAAATGAAGGATATGCACCTAATCCGTTTTCTCCTATAAACTCAAAAAACCCTTTTTTATCATATAACACAACATCGACTAATTTAGAATGTAATAATATTGAAAACAATCTAGAAAAATATTATTCGGCATTAACTATTGAATTAAAAAGTAAATTAAACCAACCAAATTATGGTTTGCGCTCAAAAAAATACGACTAATTTGTTTTTATTAATAAATTATCTATATCACTAAATATAGATTTAAATAAGTCATTATTTTTATTCCATTCTAGGGAATCTTTTGCTAATTTTATTTTTTCTTCTTCTGTCGTTTCAATTGACCCAATACCTTTATCTGGATTTTTATCTGTCATAAATGATATCATTCCTTCCATCATTGACATAATATTCCATGTACTAGTATAAGTTTCTTGATGATAAGCTGAAAACGTGGTACATATTTTTGTATTTGTCTTAAAACGACCATTTGGAGTTAAAAATATAAAATTAGGTGGTTTTAATGGATATTCTTGATTTAATAAAATTTTACCAAAGTATACACCTCCATCAAAAGGTGTTTCTTGTAAATCATGAACTATAAAAAACCACGTCAATATATCATTTTCCATAGGGCGTAATATTAAATTGGGAAAACTAAAATTTTCTTTTTGATACATAGCAATTTCTTTATTTAATCTTTTTAAACATAATCTTGATACCATAATTATATATTATTATATAATTATTTTTAAGTTCATAAATTTCCGAATATTTACTTTTTATATTGTTTTGAATATTTTCTAGACTTGCTCTTACGTCCTTGTCCTTGTATTTGGACCTCTTTTTGTTCTTGTTCAGTTTCAACAATCGAACTTGTTTCTACTTGTACTTGTTGTAAAGATACTTCTTCTTGTTGAATTGTAGTTTCTACTTGGATAATTTCTACAGTTTCACCAATTACAATTTCTGGTGTCTCTACTTGTACTTGTTGTAAAGATACAAGTTCTTGTACTTGTGGTTCTTGTGGTTCTTGTGGTTCTTGTGGTTCTTGTGGTTCTTGTGGTTCTTGTGGTTCTTGTGGTTCTTGTGGTTCTTGTGGTTGTTCTTGTGGTTGTTCTTGTTGTTCTTGTTGTTCTTGTGGTTCTTGTTTTTGTGGTAAAGGAAATTGATGTTCTAGATTTTGCATGTTTATGGTGGTAGTATTATTAAATACATAAATTCTATACCACGTTTTAGAACTTTTGAAAAGTATAAAAGCCCAGATTATAAAATTAACATATGAAAAAATCATTGAAACAATTTCTCCATCGCAACTATAGTTATAAGGATTATATACCGACTTCAAATCATCATTTAGAAAATGTGAATATGTATGTTTAATATCATTGCATTGTCTAACGACTACTGAAATGTTTACTGCTGAAATAAACCAAAATAATGTATAAAGTCCACCTATTAATAAAACCGATACAATATGAATATATATTAAATTTCGTTGTTGAATTACATCAAATACAAATGAAAATGTATGGATAATATACGCAATAACTGAAACTAATAGTGATGTAACTGACACGAACCAATGAAAATCGTAAATTCCAACTAAAGTAAAAATATCATTAGAAGCTGCCCATATTCCGGCACCAACGATCGATGGAATAGCTGTTAAAGATGATGCTATAAAATAATTTGAAATCATTTATTGATTAATCTTTTTAATATTAAAAATG